AGATCTTCTAATAATAATCAAAATAATTCTAACCAACAAAACACTCCTCAGAATAACCAACAAGCTAAACAAGATCCTGAGGATAGTGAAACAGTTATCTATAATAAGAAGAAACTTATTTGTGATATCTTAAAACAAGCATTAAATGCTAAAATGACAGCAGCTGGAATGTTATATAGAGATTTGTTTTCTTATATGCAAGCTCATGTAAATAGCTATAATAAGAATAAGCAAGCTCCTTCTCAAAATCAAAATAATAATCAAGAGAAAACTAATACAAATCCTAATAAACAACCAGCTCCTAATACTGATGAAAAGGCTGGTGAATAATATGGCTTTATTTATATTAGATGAAGCTAGGGTTATTAAGAATATTGAGGGTATTGTTCGTAAAGTAAAAAGAGTAACATCTGGAGATGCACATCATGCTCCAAATATGAAAAAATACGAAAAGACTTTTCTTGGAGATAGATTCACAGCACAGCCTAAAAAAGCTGGTGACTGGAAGAACAAACAAGATACTGATGGAAATCCTAATAGCTATAAATAGAATATTGCCCATACTCGTAATGAGTATGGGTATAATTTTTGGTTCAATTATATACTATAATAGTGATATAGTGTTTATATAGTTTAGGAGGATTTAGTATGGATATTATTTTATTTCCAGTAGAGACTTTGATGTGGACTTTACCAGCATCTATGGTAGCTGGTTATGGTTATTTTGCAGAAGCTAATAAAGAGTATGTAAATAATGAGCCAGATGATTTTACAGACTACTCAGATCATATTCCTGAGAAAAAAGCAGAGGTCCATTATGATATATCTTATTTTGAAAACAAATTAAAAGAGCAATTAAAAGCCAAAGAAAATAAAGGGGAATAACTCTCCCTTTTATTTTTTTTTCTAAACTCCTTACAAATCTCACTTGACCTTACTATAATAGAAAATAAGTAAAAAGAGAGATGGTGATACATAATGATTATAGATATGCTATTTCTATTTGCAATACATTGCCTAGCCGACTTCCCACTTCAAGGAGAATATTTAGAAAAGAATAAAAGAAAATCTTTATATCTATTAACCTGCCATTGTATTTTGTATGCGTTTATTGTTTGGGTCGGTTTTTGTATTATAACAGGAGCAAGGTTTGCTGATTATTTTAGTAGGGTTATTTTCTTAATAATTCTTATATCTCATATATTAATAGATTTTGGAAAATGCTATGCTATGAACTCTTTGATTATAGAGAGACTAAATGGGATGATTAGCAATGAAAAGTATAGAAGATTAGAAGCTACACTAAATAGATTCGATCAATTATTTCATATTCTCATTCTTTTCCTCATTTACTTTTGCAAGTAATGACCACTTAGTAATTGAATTATGAATATAGGAGGAAAAGATGAAAAGATATCCTTGTCCCTATTGTAGTGAAACTTATCATAGAGATAATTTAGTAAAACATATAGAACGAAAACATGATGATGAAATTCCAGAAGGATATACTGCATATAGATTAGTATATGATATTGTGAATAACAAACATGGTCATGGTAATTGCACTGTATGTGGAAATCCTACTAAATGGAATGAAAAGCGTCAAAAATATGAACGTCTATGTGGTAATCCAAAATGCTATGAGACTGTTAAAAAGACTTATCAAAAACGTATGATGAAAGTATATAATAAAACCCATTTATTAGATGATCCTAAACAACAAGAAAAAATGCTTGCTAATAGACGGATCAGTGGTAAATATAAATGGTCGGATGGTAAAGAATTTACTTATACAGGCAAGTATGAGTTAAATCTTATGAAGTTCTTAGATGAGGTACTAGAGTTTGATTCTTCTGAAGTAATTGCTCCAGGCCCTGTATTAGAATATACCTATGGTGGTAAAACCAGACATTGGATCACAGACTTTTTACTACTTCCTTATAATCTAATCATAGAGGTTAAGGATGGTGGCAAAAATCCTAATACAAGAACTATGACTGAGTATAGAGCTAAACAATTAGCCAAAGAAAAGATGATTACTAATATGGGAGAATACAATTATCTACGTTTAACAGATAATGACTTCTCCCAATTATTTACAATGCTTGCAGAATTGAAAATGCAAGTTGTTGAAGATAAAGTTACTCCAATTTCTAGAATAAACAAATAGGAGTCGATAATGAATATATTTACTAACTCTTTATCTGAATCTAAAGGTAAAGTTTATAATAATTATAGCATAGAAGATTTTGAAACTGAGTTTAATGATAAATTCTATGATGCTGCTATTTCTTCTAGAAAAGAGAAAATTGAGTGGCAAAAAGATCTTATTACTAAATTTCAAAATAAAGCTTCTGATCTAACTTCTTCTTTAATGCAAGAACTAAGTGTGAAAGAAGCTATTAATAAAATTTTTAATTCTTCTAAAACTCTTAATGATTTTAGGACTTATGTTGCTAGCAAGACTATAGATAAGAAAACCCAAATATATTATATTGAGAAGAAAATAAAAAACTATCCAGAATTGGATATGGAAAGATATAATATAGGAGAGCTTAGATATGATATTCCTAAATTAGATCCTAGTATGAAATCAATATTAGATATTTATTTAGATAAAAAGTATTGGTTAGGTGAAGGTTCTATTAGAGCTATTAATTTTAGTAGACAAAAGGAATATGAATCTAAAGAAAAACTCATATCATTTTTTGAAAAAACATCTAAGAAATTTCATGGAACAGATAATTTAAAACCTTCTGAGATTATAAAATTATCAAATTCATATGATGTAGTTGTATGTAAAGACCTAGTACAAATAAAAAAAGATCATGAGGAATGTATAGAGTATATAGGAAGCATTAGGGATAAGGTAAACAAACTTTTTGTTGAATTATTAAATAAAAATTCTTCTGATAAAGTACTACAAAAAAGACTTAGAACAATACATAAAAGATTTATAGAAGATAGTTTATATTATACAAATATAATCAATAATTACAACTACTCTTCTATAAAATTTTATATTAATTATTACAAAGAAACTTCTAGAGTAATCCATAAAATCTTTATGGAAATAGAAGCTTTCAACAAATAGAGGATAACGTATATGGGATTATATATACTTGAATCGGCAAATATAGAAAGAGATTTATTAGAGTCTCTTTCTTTAAATACTGAAGAAAGAGAAGCTCTTCAAGAAGCAATCTTTTTAGAAGCAGAAAGATCAGGCGATGATCTTCTTATCGGAAATACTCCTAAAGAAATAGAACAGGCTGCTGGAGATGCATTTTATAGAAGATTAACAAAAGATAAAGAAAGTATGAAAGCTTTAGATCAGATAATGAGGGATAGAGACGACTATACTAGAGAAAAACTTAGGAGAGAGATAGAGCACGCCCCTAAAACTTGGGTAGCTTCAAAAATTGCTGCTTTCAGAAGTCTTTATACTAAATTAGAAGCTGAACTAGATCAAGAAAAGAGTATGGGAAGGACTAATCTTTTAAGAAAGATTATGAGAATTTGTATTAAAGTTCTTGATTGGTTAGCATTTAGAATGCAAAAATTAGGTAATAAGATTACGATAGGGCCAAAAGGTAATTACGCTGGTGATCATGTTAATAGATATCGTAATAGAGAATATAACGGTAGAGTTAGAGCTATTCAGAAGAAAATCGGAATTGCTGTTAATGATCATATCACTTATCATGACGATTATGACGCATAGCCCTTTTATACTCTGCACATTATAATAATCTTTAAGATTACTTGTTTTATAATATATTATGAAAAGGAATGGTGACCTTAATGCGCGAAGGCAAATTTGTCAAAATCATCGCTCCAGGCGGTGCAACCTTAAATTTTGTTGGTGTCACTGGCACTACAGAAAAAGTATTAATGGAAGTTTCTGCGGTAGCTAGATTATGCGACCGTGGTTGTCAAGTATTCGAAATCAAAGAAGAAGCTGCTGCTGAAGAAGGCAAAGAACCAAAAGTTACTTATACCCCTCTTTATAACAACTTCGATTTAGTATCTGGTGTAGAACTCTTTACAGAAAAACAAAAAGCAGATTTCGAAAAACGTGGTTTCAAAGAATGTAATGAAGATAATGGTGGTAATCGTCAAATCGATTCTAAAGAATTAGAAGATATCTTAGTTACAGATATCGAATCCATTATCGAAACTCTTAAACACAATGAAGAAACAGAACGTATCGAAATTATTTCTGAAAAGCTTAAAAAGCATATTGCTGAATTAAATGCTCAAGAAGAAGTTGAAACAGAACCTAAAACTGAAGAAAAAATTGTTGAAGAAAAAGCATCTGCTCACTTCAAAAAACACTTCAAAGATTTAGAAGAAGAAGAAAAAGCTAAAGAAGCTGAAGCTGCTAAATCTGAAGAAGAAAAGGCAAAAGAATCTGCTTTAGATAAAGGTATTGTATACCGTCAACTTCCTCGCTTTGGTAATAAACCTTCTTCCTCTTCCTTCCGTTATAATGAAGAAGGCGGAATCGAAGAAGACACTTCTGATAAATCTGGTGCAAATCCTAAATCCAATAGTGATGCAGGTGTAACTCCAGCAGGTTCTGATGAGCATACTACTTCTCCAAGTACTACAGAACGTACAGAAACTGGTGAAGCTACTCATGAAGCTACTCCTGGTAACCCAGAAACTACTGGTTCCACAACTTCTGGTAAACCTGGTAAAAAGAAAAATGATAGCCAAGCTCCAGACGAAGCTACTTCTCCAGGTAGAAGAGCAGAAGAAAATCCTACTCCAGTTGTTCCAGGTCCAACACAACCACCTCATCAACCAGACGATCATTTATAATAGGTGACAGTTATGGGTTTATATATCATAAATAATAATTTTCTAATTGAAGAATGTCATATTGATTTTGCTACTATTTTTAATGAAAATAGTAATGAGGAATCCACAGAGCAAGAAGTTAATAATAAAATAAACAATGCATTGGGGGATTTAATGGGCGGAGAAGATGTTGCCGCTGATTTAGTATCCGATATATGTGTAAATATTCAATCTATAACCGATCCTACATGGTTAGAGAGAAAACAATACCAATTAGAAGAAAAACTAAAAAAATATGAAGAAAAACTAAAATCTGATAAAACTGGGACCTTTGCTAAAATATGGACTAAAGTAAAACAATTCTTTGTAAAGATTTTAGCAGCAATTGCAAAGGCTATAAACAAAGCTGTTAGATTTGTCAAACAAAAAGTAGCTAAACGTAAAATTAAAAATATGATGAAGAATGGCGATGGACTATTTTAGATAAAGGATTTCATAAATGGGATTATTTATATTAAATGAAGATAAAGCCATTCTAGATAATATAGCTTTAGATTTAACAAATTCTTTGACAGAAGAATCAAAAAATGTATATATGAAAAGCCAAGTACAAAAGCAAAAGATTATTGAAATGCTTAATGCTGGAATCAAGGCTAATGGTGATATGAGTAAATTAACTAAGATTAATGGACTTATAATGCACGTTGATGATCTAACATGGTTAGAGAAGAAACAATTGCAGATTGAAGATAAAATCAAAGAATATTCTAAAAAACTTAAATCTAAAGAATCTGGAATATTTTCAAAAGTATGGACAAAAGTAAAACAGTTCTTATTGAAAATCGTAGGATTTATAGTTAAGGCTATTAATAAACTTTATAAGAATATGAAATTATCTTATAAGGCTAGTAAACACTTACACGATAATGATGCTACATCCCTTATCGATTTAGGATCTAAGGCTGACGAAATAGAGGATAGAAATATTAAACGTAAAATTGCTAGCCGTTCTGCAGCTCTTGTTAGAAGTCAAGACAAAACAGAAGACTCTAGATTCTGGGGCCAATATACTAAAAGAAATCTTAGTAGATAATAATTACATGAGAAGAGCTATAACGGCTCTTCTCATCTCCTTGTGTTTAAATATGATGACACTCTGATAATATAAAATGGAGGTCAGATTATAATGCAACAATGGAACTTCAAGGTCTCAGGCAAAGTATTAATTCCTGGAGAGAAATCAGATGGTCTTATAATTAGACCTGAGAACTTTAAAAATATAATCCGTATTAGTGATTATGAAAATAAGAATATGCCTACAATGTTAGCACATGTTAATTTAGACAAGAATCTTTTTGATAAGATTATTGCTAATGCTAAAACTGCTACAATGTATTTAAAAATAGATAAGTATGATACTAATCAAGAATTAGAAACTCCTACTGTGGAATCTTATATAGAAGATGAGTTCTCTATCTTTGTATCTAATGATATAAACTATTATAAAGAATTAGATTACAAAGAAAAAGATGAAGGTGGTAAAGATAAACAAGATGTGTATAGAGAAGCATATCTTGGTTTGATGAGTAAGAAATGTATTGATGCAAATAAGACTGTAGCAAATACTACTATGATGGATACTCATATGATGAATATCTTAAGTTCATATATGAGCAACCTTCATCTCCTAATAGAACCATTCCAATATAATAGAGTTCAACAACAGCTTATCATTCCACCGACAGATACACTAGTTTCTTTAGTAGCATATTTAAATTCAGTAGAAGTATTCTATCCAACTAAATATCAATTCTTTATAGATGAGCCATTCTGTACTTACCTAATATCTAAATCTGGTAAAGGTGTTCCTATGAAGAATGAACGCTTTAATGACGTTATATTCAATATTAGAGAAACTACAGATCCTAATACTGCTAATCAAGGTATGAATATAGATACAGAAAGAAATCATTATTATATAGATCTATCTGTAACCGAAACTGCTTATAAGATCAATCATGATGTAGCAAAAGTAATCAATAAGTTTGATGCTATTATCAATCCATCTAAAGATAATAGTATTTTAAGCTATGATAATATTGCAAAAACAAAAGCATACATTGATCGTATAGTAGAGAAATTTAAAGTAATGATTAAGAAGATGATTAAGAAGATGGGCAACGTTCCAGAGAAACTTAATCATTGGAATGATATATTTAAAAACAATGTGCTTAATAAAGCTAAAGAGTTAAATGAATATCAAAACAAATTAACTCAAACAGTTATGCAACAGGCATCTGGTTTTCCAACATCAGTTCCAGCAAAACCTGGCAAAGTTACTATAAACGTACCAGTAGTACAAAGCGCTTTTAAATCTATTACTAGTAAATTTCTTGGAAATGGTATCCTTGGGTTTAATAAGCAATACGAAAGATTAACTCAAATGAGTCAATCATTTGAAAAGAATATTAAGAAGATATCTCCAGTATTCTATGACTCAGAATATTTAGATAACTATTTGAATTCTGTTACAGAAATCAATGTACAAGATGTAATAGAAGCTACCAAGAATTCTGTATCTAAAATTAACTCTTCTTCTTATTCTGCATCTTCTCATTCGCAATCTAAGATCTTTTCTCAAACTGATGCATTCGATAATACAATGGATAAGATTGGATCTATTGCTGATAAGGCAATCGGATTTGTAAACAAAATCAAACCGGTATATGATAAATACAGTTCAGTATTTACCGACTCTAGTACTCATACTCACTTTGAAGATTTATTTACAAATGCATCTAAACTAATGGAGAATGTTCATGAGATGCAAGGTTATGTAAATACAGTAAAAGGTGTTGTTGGTAGTTTAAAAAATATTACATCATTCATTACTGGGTTTGCTAAAAATTTATTATCTTTTTTCCCAAGTTTCAATGATATATTGTCTTGTGATATTAAGAGTAAATTTGTTTCATTAGTAACAGATGTATCTGCTATTTCCTTTACTGGGGAATCTATTTACAATAAATTATCAGCCGCAGGTAAATACATGGCTTCTGGTGGATTCATGAACCAAGCAGATCTACAATTATTAAAAAATAATTTAGATAGCGTTACAGATTTAACCGGTATAGGTCAATTGGGAGTAGGTAGTTTTGAATCTGACGTAAATCTAGGTGGTTCCTTTGGGGATAGTAGACTAGGTACTAAAATTATCGTCACAAAGAATGATAATCCAAATGAAGTAAAGAATTACAAGTCAGAATTAGAAAATCAAATCAATAAGCTTACTGTAAATAAATATGACTTAGACCCATCAGTATTTACTCCTAATAAGAAATATGTAGTAAAGAACTATGCAGCTCATTCTGATAAAGATGGTATATTCTTATTAAATAAGAAAACAGAAATCTATACTAGAGAAGCTGATAATTTTAGATGTATCACTATGATGAACTTCTCTAAAATACTAGAAGTTCCTAATAATGAAAAAGCAGCTGATGCTAATAAAACTACAGCTAATGATAATAGAACAACTAAACAAGATTGGTATAATAATTCTAATAGTAATAAAGCAGATTCATTGAATAATAATGTAAACGTAGTATCTGATGAAGGTAAAGGTATTACAACATCCAAGGTTTCTAAAAAGACTACTGTTAGAAAAGAATTAGGTACTAAATCCATGAGTGATATGGCTCAAATGATTAAAAGATAAAAAAATAAAGGGTAGAGTCATAACGACTCTACCCAATATATTTTGATTATATTAAAGCTTTTCAAGTAAGATTGGATTTTGTGAGAAGTATTGATCATTAATATTCTTAAGAGCTTCAGGATCTTCTACTTGTTCTAAGAATACAGTATCTATAGCTTCAGGCATAGTTCTATACATATACAATTGGTAATCTAAATCAATACATCTAAATCTATTAACTATCTCATCATAAGAATGAGAATTTAATCCTTTGCTTGGATATAGCTTAGAGGCTACATTGAATAAAGAATCAGGAGTAGCTTGATCGAACTGCTCATCTATACTCTTTAATATCTTCAATGACTGTTTATAGTTAAATAAAGATTTAAGATTTCTTTTAGGAATACCTGATAGTGTCATAAATCCTGATAACCAAGATTGATTTACTTCAAACTTTTCTATTCTTTGTTTCTTAATTTCTGCAATATATGAATCCAATGCAGTTTCTTGAGTTACCAAATAAGAAGGATCTTCTACACTACCAGGAGCTGGTTTCTTTTTATAAAGCATGATAAGATCTTGTACTTTAGATGGTAATTGGAACGCATATTGAGACGAAGTTATAAATAAAGATGGAGCAGTAATCTGTCTATTCTTAAACTTAGTGATCATATCATAAGCCATAACAGAAGTTTCTACTGTTCCCATTTTAAAGAATATATTATTCATATATTGGCAAAGCATTTGGATAAGAGGTATATTTTGATTAACCATATCATATACTTCTTTATTATTTATCATTCTCATAGTGTATTTTTCATTATATTCTGCACAGAATCTTTGCTGAGTAGCAGCTCCAGTTGTAGGAGAATACAATAAAAATACAAAGCTATCTATTCCAGCTTTTCTAAAAAATGATTTATAATGTATAGCTAGATTAGCAATACAGGCAGTTATATTATAAGGATTAGTCACTTTATAGAAACTAAATATAGGAAGCAATACTTGATATACGTCTATATAAATATTAATCCATTTAGGAATTGGCTTGTTTCTATAATATTCTGTAAATAGTTTATTTAATTTATCATATTTGATAAACTGAGCATAAAGAATATGCTCAATAGGTACTGCTTCTAAATAATCATATTCTTTCACTCTATTATTAGTCATAATTCCACCTTATTTGTAATCATGTAAAGTCCCACCTTTAGAGATAGAACGTTTACCAACTTTAGGGGCATAATTTTTACAAACTTGACCAGCATTCTTATCATATAATAAAGGAATGCAATCGTCACAGACTCTTGAGAACATCCACTTCGATGGAGAATATTGTTTCTTACCACAATATCTACAAGTGAATGGCAATACTTCAGCTTCATTCATTCTAGAAATACAAGATTCACAGAATGGTACTCTCATACCATCAGGTTCTATAGAACTTGGGTGTTTACAAATAATACATTGGAACCACCATTTCTTAGCACGAAGAGGAGTCTCTTCTTCATCAAGAATACAGTTCTCAAATGTACAACGTCCATACATATCTCTATGCTTACAAGGTTTATCTATACCTTGAACAAGATATTTACACATCTCTAATTGCTCTAGAGATTCATTCTGATTATCACCTTTTACTTCTTCATATTGGCTTTTCATTTAAACCACCTCTTTCACAAAGAGGAAATACTTTAATCATCTAAAACACTTTTTGGATCAAAGTAATCGTCCTCACTAATTGTTACTTCAGTGTTTTTAGATTTTTCAATCTTTTTCTTACCGATAACTTTTACTAAAGATTCATCAAAGTCTTCTCTATCTTTAATATTATTGATAAGCTTTTCTGTATTACCAAAACCTTTTTCTGCTAATACTTCTGTAAGTGTATGAGGGCCTTGTTCTGTAATAAAGGATAAACCTCTCATAGGGGTTTCTTTATCTACATCAATAATCCATTTACGGATTTCTAATTTAGGATCTCTACCATTCCAACCTACTTCTCTAAGCATAATAGAAGAGTTACCACTACCTTCATCAATTAGTTCATTAATCCCATCTTCTTTGATTTCAAATTTGATAGGACCTCCGTCTTTTTTAAAAGCCATAATTTTATACCTCATAAAAAATAAATATAAAGGAAGGATAGAGATTTCTCTCTATCCTTATACCTCTATAAGTGTAGTTTATTGTAGTGCAAGACAGTTTAAAATTATCGATTAACGATCAGTGTTGATACCCAAGGAATTGGAACCATAACCATTGAATCCGAAGCGTTCAGCCAAACGATATACATCGCTAGAATCAACTCTCCAAATAAGAAGATTGAAGTTAGTTGCAGTAACTTTACCAGTTACAGGATCTTGAATTGGGTTGATTGGGTTCTTAACTTCAATGTTGTAGTTCCATTTGCTACCTGCATTGGATTTGCTACCATAGATAGTTTTGATAACTTTATAGATATCGATATCTACAGAGAAGAAGATTTGAGGACGAGCAAATTGCGTAGGAGCTGTAGTTACTTCGTTTGTTACAGCACCCCAGTTGATACCACCATTACGATTGAAAGCACTACCAACTAAGAAGTCTTCTAATTTTTCTTTGCCTTCTTTAGTCAATTGCAAGTTTTTCCAGTTACCGTTAGGGTTGTTCAAACGGTTAGCCAAGGTAAGACGGCTAGCAATATCATTCATATTACTACCAGTTGTTGCATCTTCAATTGCATAGCAACCAGCTGCATCTTTAGATTTTTCAGCAGATGGAGAGAAGAAGATACGGGATTGGATACGGCCAGATTGAGGATCTAATTCCAATTTGCAACCAAAGAAATCATCGAATACAGAGAAGAACAATTTGTTCACAAGTTTGGAAAGATCGCTTAAGGACATGTAACCAGCAGAAAGAAGTTCTGGGAAAGTCGCTTTTGTTTCCAACTCAATGCGTTCTTTTTTTGCTTCCACTTTTTCGTTTGCTTTTGTAGCATTGTTAAATAAATCAGCCATTGTTTTTCCTCCTAATATATTAGAAAATGGACTTAGGTTAGATAAATTGATGGAGGCCTACCATCACTAACCTGGAAAATATATAGAAACACGATATAAAAAATATCGTGAAACTAACTTAGATTCATAAACTTAGATAATTCTTCTGGAGACATTGTGTCATCCTCAGAATTACCTATTTTCATTTGCTCTAAATCTTTAACTACTTTAATTTTTAAAATAGCTACTTCATCATTATCAAATTTAACAAGTACTATTTTGTACTTAGGGTCATTATTTCTAATCATAGAACTATGATCATACTCATATTTTTTAAATCCAAGTTTCTTTAGTTCTATATAATTTAGTTTATCTTCTAAATTTCTATTAGAGATTACTATAGAATCTCCTTTAGTAGTATGAGATAAGATATATAATAAGTTTATTATTGAATGATATTTAGCTTCTGTAGTTTTATCTTTATCCTTATAATCACCTATCAATAGATTTCCATATAATTCTATGAATTCGTCATAACTATCAATACCGACCATAGGGAAACAGTTTAAAACTGTTGCTATATTACCTTCAATAAACTGCTTATTTAAACTATTGTATATATTTGAAAATGATATTTCTATAGTCTTAAATTCTGTACCATCACTATTTAAAGGAACTTCTGTTGCCATAGTAGCCTTTATAGTATCTACTTCTAATAAATCTTTAATAGATTCGAAGTTATCCTCATAATATAAATATACAGAATCATTGTATAATATATTTACTACATCATCGGGATCATAGATAATATTAGGCAAGCTTCCTTTTAAAACAAATCTATCTGAGCCGATAATAGAATTAATAGGCATGGTTTGATAAGATTCAAATATACTCAATGGACTCAATGCATCTGGTCTTGTTATTTTTTCCAAACCAAACTGAAGAGCTATTATATAATCAAGTTGTTTATTCAAACAAAAGATAACTATATCGCTATCTTTTATATCTTCTTTCTCATAATCTTCTTTTATATACTTATTGAAGATTAAGAAAATAGATTTGTCCTTTGTAATAGTATCTTCACAAAATTGTAAAGTTGCTACGCCTTTAGGAGTTAGAGGTGTATAGTAATCAAACAAGTCAGATTCTTTTATTACAAATACTCTGCATTCTGTATCATAATTTTTACAGTTACCATAATCTTCTATATAAGCAGCCATCTCATCATTCTTGATATTAGATACGACTCTAATCATTTTTGGATAGCTTTCTTTTATACTTTTTTTACGAGAAGATAAATAGAACTTTCTCCCTTTTAAGTATTTAAAGTTTCTCTCCATAGTAAAAAAATACTTCCTTTCTTTTAGATTTGTTTTATTAAACGTTTTAAGAATACGTTATTTGATATTTAACTTTATATTCTCATAATTATAGTGTATAATCAAAATACTATTTAAAAGACAATAAGGAAGAGGAATTATCCTCTTCCTTAATAGTTTATTTATTTGGATTTAATAAATTATAATAAGAATCAAAAGTTTCTAAATCTTTATCTTTATTTAAAGTATCAGTACCTCTAGAATTATCCATTCCTTTAACTGGTGTGGAAGCAACAAACTCATTTACTGTTACAAGAGTTAGATATGGAATAAGAGATTTATGCTCTCCGATAACTTCTAAGTTTGGTCTAGATTCAAACAAAGTTGCAGCTCTAGTATTACCAATACCTATATTTCTAAGAAGTGTATCATATTCATCTGCATCAAATGTAGCAAGATGATATACTGTATATTTATCTACAACCTTCTTAGATAATAGAGTATCAATATCAGAAAGTTTAAAGGATTGATTATTATATTTCTCAATTAATATTTTCAAAGTATCAGAAATATATAATTTGAAATCTCCAATAACTAATTCCTTCTTATTGGCAGTTGTTAATTCACTAGTATCTTTATTTGCTAAAGAATCTAATTTAGAAGCTAGTTCATTCTTTAATGCCTTAGATAATGGCAATAGATACAAACCTACTTCAGAAGTACTTAATTGATACCAATCATTTACTTTATTTAAAGAAACAGGTTTTGCTATCTCTTTATTGATTACAGGGTATACTTTTGAATTAGTTTGGAATCCATCTAAGGAGATCAATACTTGAGGAATAGTATCTAGAGTATCTTCTTTTTGTTTACCATTAATAGTCATTACATAGATACCATCTACTGGTTTCTTAAACTCTACATCCTCTGTTAGGTGATTATAAACAGGCATATCACCAATGCTAATATAATTGCAAATTACTTTATCTTTTAAGAAATCATTTGCAATCTTATCAGAAGCTGCTCTATAATAATCATTAAATTCAACTGTAGGATTCCAACCAAGTCTAATCAAATCGTTACCTGTTTCAATATCCCATTTATTTTGAGCATATTCGTTTAAGAATTTAGTAGATAATTTAGCAACTTCTGTAACCCATTCATTCTTTTTAAAAGTAGTTTTTAAACCACTACAAGAACCTTTATAATCATTGAACCATTTAATTGCAAAAGTATTATTACTCTTAGGAGAGTTTTGTAATAATGTTTCTATTTCAGTATAGTTTAGCATTGGAGTAAATACTGATCTGAAATTAGGTTCTTGTAATAAATCAATTCTATCCTCAGCAGCTTTTACTGTATGATCTACAATAGTAGATTCTAATAAAGAATTAGCTTCTGTGCATAAAACATCATATGCCTTTTTAGCACAATATAATGGATCAAATGATTTTCTTATATAATCATTAGCAGCTGTAGAATATAGAGTGATATCAGTAGGTGCAACTTTAGATGATTCATCAAGTTTACCTTTAATAGGATCGTATTCTCTTATTCTTCTTCTAAAGAAGTCTAATAATTCTACATCATCATTTGATTTCTCAACAATGGCTAAAGTAAACTGAATAGCATCTATTAATTTAAAATCATAACAAAGTTGAATAATCTTCTCTTTTTCATGTCTTGCTAGTTTTCTAAAGATTTGTAAGAAGAATGAATCGCCCTTGATCACAATTGGATAAGTGAATAATTTAGGATGAGCATCCATTACTGGAAGGGTTTCATTACTCATCTCAATAACCAACTTACGCTTCTTAGTATAATTATTGATTAGCCAATAGAAAAATTGATTTGTAAATTCTTTTAGTTTAACTTTAAACTGAACAGATTTTTGTCCATACAATTCAGAGTCCTTGATAAATTTAAGATATTTAGGATGAGCAGTAGCATATTTATAAATAGCAGGAGATAATCTAGCACAAGATTGAATATCTTCTACAGATGTAATTCCTTGGAATTCTTTCATATCTAAGAACTCTGCTTTATATTTTTTACAAAGCTTCTTAGCTAGTTCTGATTTATCACTTGTTGGAAGACCGATCAATAGAATCATTCTATAAAATTTAAAACGATTCATATTATAATATACATCTTGTTCTGGGAAGATTGTAGGAGTAGGATGTTTCTTAATCTGATCAGCGATACCAAAGTTATAATCTTTCATAGGATCTAATTTACTTTCATTTACAGATCCGGTATACTCTGTATCAAAATCATCATCGATATCATCTTTTAAGAATTCTTTAAGCTGTTTATTATAAAGATCAGTAACATCCATCCCATAAATTTGAATAGAGAAGTCATCACAATTAATTCTTCTATCCTTATCTACAGAATTATATTTATACCAAGCATCTTCTAATTCATCTTGAGTTTGATAGTCATCAAATAATAATGGATAGCCATCATCAATATAACCTTGAGCCATTTTTCTTTTTTGCTCTTGGGTAAATCCATATTCTTCTTTAATAGCTGAATGAGGATAGTATATATCTTTAAAAGGTGATAGAGT